ATTTCACCTAAAGGAACATCGTTACTTGCTTTCCAAACATCAAAATTATTTGTTACAACTGTTTTTCCTTCTGGTGTTATATTTCTACTAAGAACAGGCATATCATAAGTTTCACTTGCAGACATTTCATTAAATGCTCTTAACCTTTCTTGAAATAACATAGTTGTTTTGTCGAAATCTAATTTTTGTCTAATCTCATATATTTTTTCACCTTCTGAAAAAGCAGCTCTACTTGCTAAAGTTTTTGTATAATCTTTAAATCTATTAGGAGCTTTTCTTACTAATTCTTCTATGTATTTATCTGCTGCTGCAGTAAAATCTTTTGGACTATCAAAATATTGTTTTCCAAAATTACTAATAGTATTTCTAGTATCTATTTCAACTTGAGATTTATATTTAGCTTCTTCTAATGCTGCTTGACGTTTTGCAAAAAAATCTAATTTTTCTGTAGCTACTTGTGCTATTGTAGAAATTGGATCACCAGCATAAGCTGGAACAACACCCATTCTATTAGCAACAGAAGATCCTGTTGTAATTACTTTTCTTTTTCCTCCAGTTAATGCCATTAACTTACGTCTCCTTTTTTATCATAATATTTATAGTTTCCATATCCTGTATATAATTCAGTTAATACAGAGGTATAACCACCAAATACTAATTCTTTTTCTTTATATTTATTTTCTAATTGCATTTGTTGATATTTTAATGCTGTAGTTTTTCCCATTAATCTAATATTAGAAATATCTTTTTCAGCTTTTTTTCTAACTTGACTTTGAATATTTAAAAAACTTCTACTATCATCTGAATATCCTGATATAGATTGCCATGCTAAATTATTAGCTATTGAAGTATTTAATTCTTCTTTTCTAGCATTTTCTTCTTCTAATGCTCTAACTGCTGCTAATTTTGCTTCAGTTTCTGCTCTATAACTTTCTCTTGCTAATGCTGCTCTTTGAGATTGTATACTTGCAGCTGTGCCAACTGCACTAGATAATGATGCTGCTAAAAATAATGTTGACGCTGTTTTTGCCATTATGCGAACTGTAACTCCATAGCTATTCCTAACACTTTTAATGGTAAAGGATCGTTTTGGCTAATAGTAATTGTAGGATTTTTACTATAACCTAAAAAGTTAAATTCTTTTTTATCTGTAACTGGACTAATGTCTGTACCAGAAGTAAAACCAGCTTGTTGTATTACTAACTCTTTTGAATTTAAATCTTGTGCTTTCATAGTTATATCTAATCCACCAGATATATCTACAATAGCTTTATTAACTCGTCTAGGCTGTCCTGTTAATGGGCCTGTATCTATTTCTTTATCTATTGGCATTGTTTCTAATATAGGAGTAAAATTAAATCCTACTCTAGTTCCAGTTGGAAAAGGAGCAGAAGTTAATGTTATTCTATTATTACTATCTACTGTAAATTCACCTAAAGATCCATTACCATATACTGCAAATACTTTATCTGTGTTTTCATAAATTGCATTTACTGTATGAACAAATCCTTCTACAATAGTTATTACAGCATTATTACTAGGAGAAGCTGCTAAATTTTGATCTAATGTTAAATCATATCCAGCAGCAGTTTGTGTAACAGCAGTAATAGTATATTTAGTTGCATTACCAGCAATAGTAAAAGTTTCTTGTATAGCTGGTGCAGAACTAAATCCATCTACGGATAATGTGTTTCCTGTTTGACTAGCACCATTTACTAATGGTGTACCTTTTTGAAATACAGTAGTAGTTGTAGAACAATCAAGAGTTATAGAATCATCATTAGCAAATCTTTCTAAAAAATACTTTGTACCAGAAGGTACTACTCTTTTTACTATAACAAATAATTGATCATTTAATGCAGCTATACTATGATATTTATCTCCAGTTTGTGTTTCCCACATAGTCCAACCAGCTATTTTTTCATCACGAATAGAATGAAATAAAGCTAATTTACCATCATCATTAGTTCCACTATTTAAGAAAAAAGCAAATTGTTCTGGTTTAGTTTCATTACCTGTCATCATAGATAATTGTTTTGGTGTATCTATTAAATGAGAAGCTAATACAGATACACTTGTAGATCTATATGCTTGTTCAATATCTGAAAATACATATTCTCTAATTGCTTTACCATTTTTTTGACTAAATAAAGAAGCTCCATCAAAAGGTATTGGCGCAGCTCTATTGCAGCCATAAGGTGTTTGTCGAAGAAATGCTATACTTGCTGGAGTAATTGCAGCAGATTGTGATGATACAGGTACATAATACTCACCACTGTCAGTAAATATTTGTAAGTTACGAGAAGATACAAAATGTCTTATTTCATTTACTGTATCACTTGCAATAGCTACATTAATACCTTCATTAGCTAAACCAGTTCCTAAATCAAAATTAAAGTAACCTCCAATTTGACTAGCAATAACAGCAGAAGGTTTATCTCTTACACCTCCAAACCATAATCTATTGTCATGAAATGACACTGCCTGGGGGTAACCTCTTTCAGCAGATATTAATTGTTCTTCCCAATCAGAGTGTGGGCCTGTGCTTACAGTATCTTCTATAACAGTAACAGTTACTTCAGTAGCACTTGTAAATCCTGTTACTTTAACTTGTTTACCATTTACTCGTAAATATGTACCATTATGATTTGATGTAAAAGCATCTGCACTAGCAGTAAGAGTTCTTCCTGTACCAGTTGCATGAGTAGATAATGTAACTGTAATTGATGAATCTGCATATTTATAAAATGGTTGTTCACTTTTATTTACACCACCTACTGTAACTGTATCATCTTCTTCAAAAGCAAATGCAGATACAGTAAATGTAGAAGCACTTGTTCTTTTTATTTCTCTAATAGGATTATTTCTATGCGTTAAAAAAACTGTGTCACCAAACTGTGCAAAATTTAATTCAAATAATTGAGCAGTAGTCCAGTTACAATTAGAAGTTATATTAGATTGTATTACAGCACCAGCATTAGAATAAACATCAAGTCTATTGTTTGATAAAACAAATAAAGCTACTTCATCATTAGAAAATATAAATGGAATTATTCTACATTCTGCTGGCATTGTAGCCATATACTCAGTAGCTGGTCTACGCATTACTCCACCTTCATCTAATAAATACCAATTACGAACTTGTTTACCACCTTCAAAATATGCTTTAGCATCAGTTCTAGCATTAAGAAGATTATTAATTTCTCCAGCTGAAAAATTGGTATATACTTGTCTTACTTTTCTAGGCATTATCCGACTACAAGTCCACTACGACTGCTTCTTCTTTCTGTTATAAATCTATCAGTAGAAAGTGTTTTGGTAGTAGTTTCTTGTGAGTCAGTATTTTTAGCTATTAACATTTGTCTTTCACTTAGTTGATCAAATTCTCTAACTAGAGCTGCGTCTCTTGCTACTGATCCACCAAAAATACTAGCCAATTTATATTCTATTGCTAATCTAAAATGAGGAGGAAACTGATCTTCGCTTTGTCTAAATATATAATCCATTATAACTGTGCTTTGAGATCCAAAACCATCTAAATAAATTTTATCTTCATATCTATTATACTGTATTAATGCATCATTAACTGTAACTGCTAATATTTTTAAACATTCAGGATTAGCTGGTATTTGATATGCATATTCAAATCTACCAGTAGGAGAGTTTGCTAATAAAGATAATTGTTGTTGCCCTGTTGCAAATCTCCAATTATGTCTAGTTAAACTAGATTCAATAATTTCTTCGTATATTGTATTAGTTACGTTAGCTTCTGTTGTTCCATCAGTAAATGAAGCAATAGGATTTGCACCTATCATTACTAATGCTCTTGAAGCTATATCTACTTTAGTTACTGCCATATATTAAGGAGCTGGTCTTTGGTATTGTCCTTTTTTTTGTACTAAAACATTAGCTTGTGGAATTTGAATAGACAAATTTTTACCAGATATATTTGTAACTCCATATTTAGTTGCTAATTCTACAACAGTATTTAAAAATTCTTTTCTTTGACCACTTGGATTATTGCTAGTAACAATAGCTTCTAACATTGCTAATCTTGCTTTTACTTCATCTACTTGTTTAGAAGATAGTTGTGTATTTGAAAATACAGAATTTTTACCTCCATCAGAAAATGCAGTAGAAAATCTACCATCAGATAATTTAGATTGTTTATATAATTTATCAGGAGTAATTGCACTTGCAGCTACAGAAGCTGCTAATCCTAATGTACCAACTGCCGCAGCAGCTCCACCAACAAGTCCACCAGTCATAGTGTCCTTCATTGCATTTCCAAATTCTTCACCTTTTTTATTAAATCTAGGTTTTTTTCCCATTGCTGATCTAACTTTATCTATTGCTGGTCTTACTACTTTACCAGCTTGTGATGCACCTATACCTCCAGCAGCAGCTCCACCAGCAGTTGCACCAGCTAATATTCCACCACCTATTCCAGCAGCAGTTCCAGCTGTTTGTTTTGCTACATTAATTGCTTTTTTTCCAGTTTTTGAATTAGCTGCTTTTTTTACAGTTTCTTTTG